CGTCATCTGAAAACGGTTCTCAATTATCATTTTACACTACAGATGCTGATGCCTCTCAATCTGAAGTTCTTACATTGGGATCAAATAAAGCCGCTACTTTTGCGGCAGAGGTTATATCAAAGGCAAGCTTGCAAGTTCAGACTGGTGGTGGCACTGCAATTGGAAGCATTACTTCATCGGCTGGCTTATTAAGCATTCAAGGAGATAGTGATAGGGATGTAGTTATTGGTTCATCAAACAATGTAAATAGACTTTATGTAGATACTTCTACTGGATTTGTACAACTGGGTAATTCGGTTGATAAAGCCGCTGACTCTCCACTTCATTTAAGAGTTGAAGGTGGAGGAAATGATGTTTTGACTAATGGTATAAAAATGGAAGATCCAGCTATAAGCGGTACTGAACATTTAGGTATTCTATTTAGTGGAAGAACTGATAATCCCGGTGGTAAAGCATATATGGGGGCAGTTAGAGCTGATAACTATGGAGTAATGGATTTAGTTTTTTATACAGACTCAGCGGCAGATGATGCTTCTGTCACACCAAGTGACAATGTAATGACTTTTACACATGATGGATTGCTGGGCATAGGTGAAACAAGTCCTGCAAGTTATGACAGTGCTGGAAATAATTTGGTTATCAGTAACTCTGGTGGCAATGCTGGGATGACAATAAGGTCATCGACTAGTGGAACTACAGCTATACACTTTGCTGACGGCACTAGTGGGAGCGAATCTTATCGAGGAATTATTAGGTATAGCCATTCAAACGACAATTTACAGTTTGGAGTCGAAGGGACTAATTACAGATTTAAACTTGATAATGACTCTAGAATCTCACTATCTAATAATGACTCTGGCACATCCAACACTATTTTTGGCAAAAATGCTGGTGACTCTGATGGTGCTGGAGATTACAACGTATTCGTAGGTGAGTTAGCCGGTGGCTCTGGAACTCAAACAGATGATGCAGACAATAATGTTGGATTAGGTTACAATGCCCTTAATGCTCTGACTACTGGCGATTCTAACACTGCGGTAGGAGCATATGCACTGACTGATAATTTAACTGGTGAATACAATATAGCCATAGGGGTTGAAGCTTTAAAAAACCCTCAAGCCCCATCGAAGAACATAATGATCGGTTATCAAGCTGGCTTGGCTACCACACTTAACGTTCCAACTGCAAACATTGGTGTAGGTTATCAAGCATTAAAAAGTTTGAGTAACGGAAATTTTAATGTTGCATTAGGAACAAATGCTGGCGATGTTATTAGTACAGGCGATAATTGTGTGGTTCTAGGTCATGGAGCTGACCCAAGTGGTGCAGATGCTCAAAATCAAATTGTAATTGGTGCTAGTACTACAGGGACTGGAGACAATGAAATTGCATTAGGAAATACAAGTATATCAGCTATTAAAGCACAGGTAACAAGCATAACAGCATACTCGTCTGATGAAAGAACTAAAAAAGATGTAGCTGATTATGATTTGGAAGGTGTTGATTTTATAAAAGAATTAAACCTAAAAACATATATCTACAAAAATCCAGCAGACTTTCCAGATGAAATAAGAAGTTCAAAATGGGATGAAGAGGGTGTAGAAAGACCAAAAGATCCAACAGAAACACAAGTTGGTTTGATTGCACAAGAAGTTGAAGCGGCACTCGCAAAGCATGGTGTCGGCAACGTAGAAACGTATGCACTAACTCAAGACTCCGGTATTAAAACCTTAACTTATGGAAATCTTATTTTTCCTTTAATAAAGGCTGTACAAGAATTATCTGCAAGAGTAGAAGAATTAGAAGGTAAATAAAATGTGCGATTGTAAATGCTGTAATTGCAAGAATTGTAATTGTTAAACAAATAGGGAAAAGTAAATGGCTAAAAAAGAAAATAAAAAGTCAAACATACTTACACTTAGTGACAAGCAGTATGAGATTGATAAAATGTCAGATGAGCAAAAAATGATGGTTGCTCATTTGCGAGATATACAAAACAAACAAGCATCAAACAGATTTATTGCTGATCAATTGCAAGTTGGTCATGATGGTTTTGTGGCAATGCTTAAAAAATCGTTAGAAGAAACAAAGGAAGATTAATGCTTATTAGGAAAAGTTCTCAGGGCCATTATTTAAGACTGTACAAAAATACAACACCCGGTGCTGTACGGACAAAAACATATTCTGATGGTACGAAAGAGGCCCTGACTTATCCTTCTAGCTATACTTATTTTTTAGTAAAAGATGGTGAAGTGATACAAAGAAGCAATAGTTGGGCAACAATAGAACAGGCTTATGTTGACCAGTGCGATGATAATCATGGAGGTGGTCACGGAAGGATAATGGCAGGAAAGCATCATATTATAAACGGAGTTGTTACCAGTCAATCAGATTACCCTACAGACAGCAATACAAAAGCAGAAATAAAAGATTTTTATGATAAAAGAGGTATAACTTACTCTAGCTCTGAAACAAAGTCAGAGTTGCTATCAAGAATAGTTCCTATGATGGCTGGAGACAATGAAGTATCAAAACATTTAAAAGTATAGTTGTCCTTTGTTTAAAAAATGGGTAACAAGATTAAAAATAAATTAAAA